TTGACAGTTGACGATACAGGCAATACATTTGCTGGTACTATCTTTGGTCGTATCAAGGTCTATATTGACCCATACTTCCCTGCTAACTTCTCCAGCGAATTCGCTGTTGTTGGTTACAAAGGTACTAACGCTTATGATGCTGGTCTGTTCTACTGCCCATACGTACCGTTGCAAATGGTCCGTGCGGTTGATACAGGTACTTTCCAACCAAAAATTGGTTTCAAAACTCGCTATGGCTTGGTTGCAAACCCATTTGCAGAAGGTACAACTCAAGGTTTGGGTGCATTGAACACACAAACTAACAACTACTACCGTGCATTCCGCATCAGTAACTTGATGTAATATAAATCTCCGTTAAGAGAGATACTTAAAAGAGGGACAGAAATGTCCCTCTTTTTTTTGCTTTATAAATACCACTATGACAGCACTAACAAGAAACCCAACCAATCCCAATCACTTACAACCGAATAAGTTTATATTGACGTTTGGAAGAACGCCTAATATGACCTATTTCTGTCAGTCTTTAAGTATACCTGGCATATCATTAGGTGAAGTACCAGTCACTAATCCATTCTTAGATGTTTATTCTCCTGGTGAGAAGGCCATCTATGACTTATTGAATGTAACCTTTATGGTTGATGAAGAATTAAAATCTTGGTTAGAGATACATGATTGGATTCGTGCAATGACTTTTCCAACAGAGTATGCAGAGTACAGAGAATTGGCTAGGCTAAATAAGTTTGTAAGTTCTAAGACAGATGCCAAGCCACAATTCTCTGATGCTTCTGTGGTATTGTTATCATCTTCAAATTATCCTTACTACAGATTTAATTTTCACGATGTTTTTCCAACATCAATATCTACCTTCATTATGAATACGCAAGATGATCCAAGTACCATCATTACTGCCGATGCTACATTCAGGTATACTTACTACGATGTAGAAAAACTTTTCTAATATCGCTTGACAGAAGGTTACTATTAGTGTAACCTTCCGATTAAAGGATTTTTATTATGCAACAACTGAATGATTTACTAGAAATGTGGCGGCAAGATGCCGATATTGACCGCACAGAACCCGGCAAAGCCTTGCTGGATATTCCCAAACTACACAGTAAGTATCTCAATATACTCTCAAAGCACCGTTTGCTTGCCAAAGAATCTCAATTCAAATACAATAAAACAAAGAAGTTGAAATGGGAATACTACACAGGTAAACTAGACGATGATGATTTGGCCAAGTATGGATGGAAACCATTTCCGTTTGTACTTAAAACCGACATTACTACATATATGGATAGCGATGAAGATATGAACAAGTATCTTGCTCACAAAGCCATGCATGATGAAATCGTTGATGTATGCACCGCTATACTTAAAGAGTTGAACAGTAGAACATTTCAGCTCCGTGACTTTATAGCATGGGAAAGATTTATACAAGGTGTCGGATAATATAATATTACATAAGAAGGATGAAGCATTCATCCGATTTGAGTGTGACAGAAACATAGCACAAGAGCTATCAGACTATTTCACATTCTATGTTCCAGGTTACCAGTTTGTACCTGCGTATAAGAACCGCCTATGGGATGGCAAGATACGACTGGCAGACCTGAGAACATTTGCGATATATCATGGGTTGATTCCTTACATCCAAAAGTTTTGCGAAGAACGGGATTACAAGTTACACATTGACCCTCATATCACAACAACAGAAAACTTCTCTGCAATTGAGGCTGATGAATTTGCCAAGTCTCTAAAATTGCCACATGAAGTTCGTGACTATCAATTAAAATCTTTCATACAGGCAATCCGTAATAGACGGATTCTTTTATTGTCGCCTACTGCGTCAGGCAAATCCCTCATACTCTACTTAATTGTACGCTTTTTACAGCAAGAACACAAGAGGGGTCTGCTAATTGTGCCAACTACATCGTTGGTTGAACAGATGTATTCCGATTTTGAATCTTATGGTTATGAGTCAGAAGAATACTGTCACAGACAATACTCAGGTAAAGAGAAACACACTAGGAAGTTTTTGACTATTACTACATGGCAGTCAATCTATAAGAATGAAAAGGATTGGTTTGAACAATTTGATTTTGTTCTTGGTGATGAGGCACACCAATTTAAAGCCAAGTCTTTAACTACTATTCTATCTGGTTGCACTAACGCTAGATACAGAATTGGTACAACTGGTACATTAGATGGTACACAGACACATCGTTTAGTATTAGAAGGACTATTTGGTCCAGTTTATAAAGCCACATCTACTGCCGAGTTAATTGATAAAGGCCAACTGGCAAGTTTTAAGATTAAATGTTTGATACTTAAATATCCAGACCCTATTTGCAAAGGTGCTAGGTTATGGGACTACAACAATGAAATGGATTACATCGTTGGTAATAAGGCTCGCAATGAATTCATACGCAATCTAACCTTATCTTTGACTGGCAACTCACTTGTTTTATTTCAATTTGTAGAGAAACATGGTAAACAACTACACGAAATTATTAAAGATTCCGCAGGTAAAAGAAAAGTATTCTTTGTATTTGGTGGCACCGATGTTGAGGTTAGAGAATCGGTTCGTGCAATTACTGAAAGAGAAAGTGATGCTATTATTGTTGCTTCATATGGCACTTTTAGTACAGGTGTCAATATTCGTAACCTACATAATATCATATTTGCTTCTCCTTCAAAGTCAAGAGTTAGAAATCTACAGTCAATTGGCCGTGGTCTCCGACTAGGAGAAAATAAAGAAGAGGCAACTTTATTTGATATAGCAGATGACTTTAGAATTGGCAAATTTGCCAATTATACCTTGAAACATTTTGTTGAACGTGTTAAAATATATGATGAAGAAAAATTCAATTACAAATTCTACAATATCGAGCTTAAAAATGCCTGACTTAGTACCAAACATCCGAATTGTCCGTTTGCAAAGTGGTGAGGACATTATCGCAGATTGTATTCCTAATTTAGATGAAGAAACCGTGGAATTAAAAAGACCCATGCATATTATCTTTAAAAGAATCCAAACTGGAAGAAGTATTATGATGATGATGCCTTGGTTGCCTGTTGAATTGATTAAAGAAAACACAGCTCACATCTATGGTGCAGACATTCTAAGTTATTTAGAACCCAAAGATGATTTGATTGAGTATTATAATAATGCCGTTAATGATGAAGATTTGGAAAATGCTTCTACTAGCTCAATTAGACCTTCTTTGTTTGATGAGTTTGATGAAGATGGAGAACCAACTGATGAAGAATTAGATGAAGAAGAATTGCAAGATTTAATGGAAGAACAAAAGAAAAATAGGATGCATTGATATGTTATATGATGATGTAATAGTTGCTAAACCATGGGGTAAAGAGTATCTCTGTTACCGAAATAATAATGTTGCGATTTGGTTTTTACATATTGAAAAAGACCAACAGACCTCAATGCATTGTCACCCTAATAAGAACACAGGGTTTGTTGTACTAGAAGGTGAAGTTGAACTGTCACTCTTACGCAATACTATACCTTTAAAGGCCTTAGATAAGATTCATATCTTTAGGTCTAGGTTTCATTCCACTAAGGCCATATCAGACGGAGGCGCATTCATTTTTGAAGTAGAAACTCCTGAAGACAAAGATGATTTAGTGCGATTAGAAGATGCATATGGCAGAGAAAAGACTGCGTATGAAGGCAAGAACTTTCATACACCAAGAACAGAAGATTGTCTAATGATACCTGATGCTGAAGTTAGTCCTAAACCTTTTATGTTTCAAGGTTGTGAAATCTCCCATTTAAAATTGGTGAAGAATGATTTATTGGACCGAAAAGAGGAAGAACTATTCATCATTACAGATGGTGGTATAGTTACTCAAAAGAATCAAAATATTGTATGGCCTGGTGATGTAATTGATGGTAAAACTTTAGGTAGATTATTAAATTCATTTCAGTTACATGCATCTACAACCATGATTAGAATTGTAAAATGATACACTTGTTTGATTTAGATTTAACAATATGGGAATGTTTAAATAAACATGGCCATTCAATTTGGGCCAAACAAATGGTTGCGCCATTTAAAACACAAGGCAATATAATTACCGATGATGTTGGTTCAACTTGTTTTTTAAAATATGGTATAAGAGATTATTTGGATTATTTGAGAATTGAGAAACATGAACTTGGGTTTGTATCGGCAGGAAGATACTTTGGTCTACCTGATAATTTTCAACCATCTATAGTATTGTTGAAAGAGTTTCAAATATACCACACGTTTGACCTTATGCGGGTACTTGAATACAAAACTTACAATAAGGCCAACTTGGTAAAATTTATGAACGCACCAGTTGTTTTCTATGATGACAATGAGGATGTGCTAAATAGTATTAGTGAGATAGAAAATGTAACAGCAGTTGACTCGAAAGAGATTAAAGACTGGACTAAATTGATAGGAAATAAATATGACAGATATATTGTTCGTACACCCTAATGCATCAGAAAAGATTTATCAGGGATTAGCAAAAAATAATGCCGCTATTGAGCCACCTATTTGGGCAGCAATGCTTGCCAATAGTGTTCGCACCAAAGGGCATCGACCAGAAATCTTAGATGCTGAAGTAGAAGGTTTAGATTACCTATCTGCGGCAAAAAGAATCACCGAATACAAAGCAAAGGTTGTTTGTTTTGTTGTTTACGGCCAACAACCATCTGCATCTTCACAAAACATGGAAGGTGCAACAGCAACTGCAAGAGAACTAAAGAACTTGGCACCAGATACATTCGTTGTGTTTGTTGGTGGTCACGTTGCAGCTTTGCCAATGGAAACAATGGATAAAGAAACTTGTATTGATGCTGTCTGCCAAAACGAAGGCGTATACACACTACATGCCTTGTTAAGTTTATCTAAGATTAATGATGTAGAACTCAAGCGAGTTCCAGGCTTGGTGTTTAGAGATAGAGACAACTTTATACACATGAATGAGTCTTCTGCCATTGTGGCTAAAGAAGATTTAGAACAAGACCTGCCTGGTATGGCGTGGGACTTATTGCCACCTCTAAGTCGTTATCGTACCGCAGGTTGGCATTCATGGTCTAATGATACAGAGAAACAACCCTTTGCGGCATTGTACACAAGTCTTGGTTGTCCATACAAATGTTCTTTCTGTATGATTAATATTATCAACAGAACAAAACAAGGACCAAATGTAACTAGCCAAGATAGTAATACATTTAGATTCTGGTCACCAGAGTTTATCATTAAACAGTTTGATGAGATTGCTCGACAAGGTGTTCGTAATGTTAAAATTGCCGATGAGTTGTTTGTTTTAAACCCACGACACTTTGAAGCCATTTGCGATTTGATTATTCAACGTGGTTATGATTTCAATATTTGGGCATACTCAAGGGTTGATACCTGCAAGCCTAAGTATTTGGCCAAGTTAGAAAAGGCTGGTATCAAATGGTTGGGTCTTGGTATTGAGAACCCTAACAATGAATTGCGTAAAGAAATTCACAAAGAAGGATTTCAGGATGTTAAGGTGTTAGACCTTATCAATAACATCCGTGATGCAGGTATCAATGTTGGTGGTAACTATATCTTTGGTCTACCATATGATACAAAAGAATCTATGGAAGCTACATTGCAATTTGCAATAGAGAACCCAACAGAGATGGCCAATTTCTATTCTGCAATGGCTTATCCAGGTAGTCCATTGTATAATCAGGCTCGTTTGTTCGGTCAAGAGTTGCCAACAACCTATTCAGGTTTTAGCCAACACTCTTATGATACATTGAATTTAGGTAATAGTCATGTATCTTCATCTGAAATACTTGCCTTTAGAGACAAGGCGTGGGATACTTATCACTCTAGTGAGAAATATTTGAATCTATTAGAGAACAAGTTTGGCCAAAAGGCAAGAGATGAACTTGATTCAACTAAAACGATTAAACTTAAACGTAAATTATTAGGAGATTAATTATGAAAGCATTGATTATTACATGGGAAAACTTTCAAGATCAAGAGTTGGTTTATCCATTCTATCGGTTGAAAGAAGAAACGGATGACGTAATTGTTATGTCAAATGTGGTTGGTAAATTCTTTGGCATCATGGGTTCAAACATGACCTCACATGTTAATGTTGAATATCTGCGTCATACTGCCGATGTTGGCGGTGATTTCTTTAATTATTATTTGGATAATTTTGACCTTCTTGTTTTGCCAGGTGGTGTTAAGGCTTTGGAAAAACTGAGACAAGATAAGGTAGTTATTCGTTTTATTTCTGAATGGAACAAACGTGGTAAAGTAATTGCCTCTACATGTCACGGTGCTCAGTTAATGATTTCTGCTAAGATTGTTGCAGATCGTGAGATTAGTGGTTACTATAGTCTTGAGGATGATATCAATAACTCAGGCGCTAAATATGTTAATGCACCCGTAGTTGTAGATGGTAATATCGTATCATCACCACACTATGACCACATGGGTATTTGGATGAAAACTGCTATTGATATGGTGAAACAAAATGCCGCTAAGTTATGAAAAAGAAAAAGAAATCTTCCGTAAGGCCTCATTGTGCCGAGCTTTTGAACAAGAAGCTTTCAGACGGGTACAAGATAAAACTATAAAGATACCTGTATATCTTTCTGCCGGTCAAGAGTACACAGCTGCTACTCTTGCCACTTACCTAGAATCTATTGATAAACAAATCTTCATTCAACATCGAGGACATTCTACATACTTGTCCTTTGGTGGTAACATTGAAGAACTTGTTTATGAATTACTCGGTGACACAAGAGGTTGTGCCAACGGCATGGGTGGTTCAGCATCAATTCAGTCCAGAGAAAAACAAATCTACGGCCATGATGGTCTGATGGGTTCACATGTACCTATTGCAACAGGTATGTGT